TTCACACGATTGAAGAGGGAGTCTTCTGTCGGAAAATGATAAATTTGAAGATTCTATCCGTAAAGGTGTTGCAAAGCTTTTGGATGCAATGATTGAGGGGCACGAATTGGATTTTGCCTCTGTTGAAGGATTAGTTTATCGATTTGATCGGAAGGAAACCTGGTTCGACATTCAAGGTTCAATCCAGGCCAACGTTGATGAAGATACATTTAATACTGAATTTCTAAGTTGGATTGAATCTAAAGGCTGGTTATTTTCTGGTATTACAAAACCGCAGGAATAAACCGAGGAGGAGTGAAAATGTTATTCGGGTTAGATTTCTTAACAGACGTATTTAAAGGACTTCTGCAATTGGCAGGATTTATGCTTGTATCTTTCGTCGTTGGCTTTTTGCTTGGAGCATGGATTTTTTAATAAACAGTTCGACCAAAAGGAGGATTTTAGGTGACTGTATACTTTAGCGAAGGAAGATGCGGGTATTGTTTGAAAAATAAAAAAGTAGTGAAATTCGAGTCTCCGATGGAAAACAGGGGGTTATGCCGCTCTTGCTTAAAAGAACTATCCGAACATAAGTGTTTCAAATGATTAGCCAACAATACGACCAGATGGAGAACAAAAAGGAGGGAAAATAATGGCGGAATCAGCATTTAAAGGGACAGTTTTAGAAGGTCGAGAAAGACGGTATACGGTTACTAATGAAAAAGATATTGAAAAATACGTTCCGAAACCACTGAAAGAAAAACTAGATATTGTTATGGATGGTGTGAGTGCTTGGGTAGAGGATGGGCGAGTAAGAGATGGGAAAAAACCTTACAACTCATACATCGTAATAAATGTTGATGAGCCTTATGCCAATGAAGTAATTGAAATTATGGAACGCCACGGGCACTGGAATTAATCAAACAGTACGTTTAAAAGGAGTGTTAGCAGTGATCAAACCAGCTATTAATCTCACACGCGAAGAATATTTTTCATTCAAAGAAGAGGGATTAACAGATAAACAGATTGTCAGTCGGATTAATGAAAAGATACATCGTTTAGCGGCATGGAAAAAAGAAAACATCACAGAAAAAGAAAGCCGGCGCACAATGATTAAGCGGCAGCATGGCAAAAGCACCTTTAAACCACCTGTTCAGAGCATGAATAAAGTCCACGAATGGAAAATGACAGAAGAAGAGCGGCTTGCATACATTGAGAAGCATCCGATCCGGCCGACTAAACGAACAAAACAGCAGCCTTTTGCGGATATAGGTGGATACGGTGAACGCCGGAAAAAGAGGGTGGATTGATCATGGAATACACGTGGCTTGGTAAAAAAGGAATAGTTGAAGTGAAAGAAAAGTATTCAGGTGTTTATGAAGCATGGATCATCGCGGATGGACAAACGTATTATGTCGCGGGAATTGAACAACGTGAAGATGAGAGATATACGGCTATAGCGGACGGTTACTTTTGGACGGCCGATACAACGGAAGAGGCATTAATGCCGCTACTTAAAACACAGGAAGAAAAAGCTGCACGACGTATGGCTAATATCGAAAAGATGGAGAGGTCAGCTGCCAGTCGGAAAAAGAAAAAGCAAGAAGAAGCGGAAAGAAGAGAGGCTTTTATGTAACAACATCTTATTTTCTCAGGAGGGAGCGGCATGGAAATAGGGGATTGGGTTCAGATGCGATTTCTCGGGTGCGCGGTTCTTGGATATGTCACAAAGATTTATCACGGACAAGGTGTGTTTTCTGTTCGGAAAATAGCTCAGGTTGACAAAGACGGCAAAGCAGAATACTTCAACAAAGAAACTTACGGGAAATATGGTATGAGCCAAGCAGAGTACGTGGCAGCAGGCTTGTTTCCAGAGGACCATGCCAGCATGATTGATCTGGCATTAATGACAAAGGATAAAGAATGGTTCGAGAATCTTATGAAAAAGGCATCTGTTCGTTTATATATAAGCTAAATACAGTTAATGTATAATTCAAATATAAATAGATTTTAATTAGCAGTCAACAAAACGCACGTTCTGTTAAAAGGAAGGGTGTGATGAGGCATGGAGATCATCAAGAACTATGCCGATTTAATTCGGCAGATTGATGTCATCGATCTTGAAATCCAAATGTTAGAAGTGGACCGAGACTACTGGTATGGTAGAAACTTTGGTGTAGAAGGAATGCTGCCATTCATTGGACGCGGCGCATCAGAGTTTGGCATTGAAGCGGCCGCTCGCAACACGGATCGGATCAACGAGAAATTAAATGCGTTGAACGAAATGAGAGAATTCTTTCTTGAGATAAAAGAAGAGATAGAAGATAACGTGAATGCACTAAATGGGCTGCCGTATCGAATAGCGAAAATGCGATTTATTGAGAATAAGTCTTACAAAGAAATTGCAGATGAATTAGGGTACACGTATGGTTACATTCGCAAAGTTGTCTCTACTGCAAATAAAGAACGTTATGAACGCAATGAGCAAAACCAGATCCAATTGTCCAAATGAAGTTAAAAAAGGTAACAAAGAAGGAACAACATTGTAAACAATCCAAGTATATACTGTAAGTAAGCCAATTTCATACGATTGCGTGAATGAGTATCCTCCTTTTTCACCCTGTCACTTATGTGTCGGGGTCTTTTATATCTTGTAAACTAGATCTGATGTAGATGCAAAGCTACTGAATAGCGAAGTATATGTATAACAGATTTGGTTTAGAGGGTGTATCCTCAGACATTCGCCTTTCACGCGACCTGTCGAAATGCTGCACGGTGGCGGAATAGGTAGACGCGGGCTGTTGCGGATTCTGCGGGAATCGGGCCGGATGTAGGATGACAAGCGTCTATCCATGCAAGGTGCAAATCCTTGCCCGTGTATATGCGCGAAATGCGTGATTGTTAGGCCAGGGCAATAAACGCCGTAATTGGCACTCTTGTTCATAGAGGGGCAATCATTGAACCGCAGAATAGCGCACATTACGCTTGTTCACTCTGCTTCTTGCGTGCTACGCATGAAATGAAGGAGTGAGGGGCGATTGAGTCGTCTGTCGTATAAATGTGGCAGGCGTCTAATATGGGCCCAATTATGGGTAGGAACGGCACTCACTTATGTGGGTGCTTTTTTCTAATATCTAAATAAAGGGAAGTGAATAGATATGCAATTAGAAATAAAAACATCACACGGACAAACATTTGTTGAAGAAGTTGCCGATTATAATGCTGCAACATTAGCTAATGAGTTAAATGATATAACAAATCGTAAGACAGTGTTCGCAATCGGGAACATTGTGCTGAATCGAAATGCTATTGTCTACATTGCACCAGTGGGAGCGGCAACAACAGGAGAGCAAGCATAATGCTACAGCATACGGCAGAGGCGAAGCGATTCTATAAGAGCAAGGCATGGCGTAAGTGTCGTGATGCTTACTTCATGTCTCGGTATGGATTGTGTGAGCGATGTCAGCAACCTGGACTCATTGTCCATCACAAAGTTTATATTGATGCGCAGAATATAAACGATGCAACTGTCACGTTGAATCACGATAACCTCGAGCTCGTCTGTCAGCCTTGTCATAACCGTGAGCATTTTGGTGGAGTGGAAGCGGTACGCGATGATGTTATGTTCGATAGTAATGGAGATTTAATCAAGAGATGAATTTTAAAAATAAAATTCAAATCCCCCCGGTTCGAAAAAGGAAATAAAGCCTGTCGGGACCGGAGGAGGGCCTTCGGTGAACGCGCAGGTTGCCCTATAGGGGGGTGTGGTATCACTGGAACGGAATGAGGTGAGGGCGTGGAAAATGCCGATGAAAATTATGATGTTATGGAGCAACTTGCAAAGGTTGAAGAAGAGAATGCGAAACTTGAGCGGATTGAGCAACAGAAGCGAATACTTAGGCGACAATTCACAAAGCTTGATGCAAAGATGAAAAAAACGGCTGCGTCTCTCATTGAGAACGCGGCTTTTATGATTGTAACGCTTGAGGATTTACAAGCAGAGATTAACCGGCATGGTGCAGTGAGCACATATCAGAATGGCGAGAATCAGTGGGGTACTAAAAAGAGCCCGGAAGTTGAAATCTACAATACGATGATTAAAAACCATATGACGATCATGAAGCAGTTGACGGATCTTTTGCCGAAACAACCGATCAACAATAAAGAGGGCGATGGCTTCGAAGAGTTTGTGAATGATCGATGAGAAAACGATATCCGTTAACATATAACCCGATCATTGAATACCACGAACAGATTGAAGCGGGTACTGTCACCGTCGGCAAAAAAGTGAGGCTTATTTATAAAAAACTAGTTGCCGATTTGCATGATACGGAATCCATTTATGAGTACGATGCAAAAAGGGCCAATCATGCGATCGAATTCATAGAAAACTTTTGCAAACATTCAAAAGGTAAATGGGGCGGCAAACCAATTGAATTGGAATTGTGGCAAAAAGCGGCGCTTGCTGCAACGTTTGGTTTTATTCATACGATCGATGGCACTCGGAAATACCGGGAACTGCTACTGGTTGTCGCTCGGAAAAACGGAAAGTCTACTTTGTCGGCCGGCATCGGATTATATTTACAGGTTGCGGACGGAGAGCCGGGTGCAGAAGTATATGCAGTTGCGACAAAACGAGATCAAGCAAAGATCGTTTGGCTGGATGCGAAACGGATGGTTAAAAAATCCCCAACGCTTTTAAAACGGATAAAACCTCTTGTAGCTGAAATGGTATGTGAATGGAACGACAGTACTTTTAAACCTCTCGGGTCCGATAGCGAAACGCTCGATGGATTGAACGTTCACGGCGCGATGATGGATGAAATACATGCTTGGAAAGACAAGAATCTTTATGATGTTGTCGTTGATGGTACGTCAGCACGGGAGCAACCGTTGATCGTTATGATCACGACGGCCGGAACGATACGTGAATCCGTTTATGATATGAAATATGAAGAAGCGGAAAAAGTATTGAATGGTTTTGATGATCCGGATGGTTATAAAGATGACCGGTTCCTCCCGATCGTCTATGAATTAGACGAACGAAAAGAATGGACCGATGAAAAAGCGTGGGTGAAAGCGAATCCGGGACTTGGAACTATTAAAAAGGTGGACCAGTTAAAAACAAAAGTAAATAAAGCGAAAGCAAATGCGCTTCTCGTAAAGAACTTGCTGACAAAAGATTTTAATGTGCCGGAAACCTCAACAGAAGCATGGCTGCCATTCGAAGACATCGTGAATCCAGCAATATTCAATATGGAAATGGTTCGCGGTTGCTATGCAGTCGGTGGTGTGGACTTATCCTCTACAACCGATTTAACATGCGCCACATTAATTATGATGCGGCCGGATAGCGATGAAAAATACGTTCTTCAACAGTATTTTATTCCGTATCAGCACGCTGAACGAAAAATCCAAGAAGATAAGGTGCCTTACGACATTTGGGAAGAAAAAGGTCTTGTCACCTTTACGAAAGGACATAAGGTCGATTATAGCCAAGTGACTGCCTGGTTCATGAAAATGATCACAGAATACGATATTCATCCGTTATGGATCGGATATGACAGCTGGAATTCACAATACTGGACGCAGGAAATGCAGGATCAAGGTTTTACGATGAAGGAAGTTCGGCAGGGCGCCAAAACAATGTCACAGCCGATGAAATTGCTTGGAGCTGAGTTGCAATCCAAAACGATTAATTATAACAACAATCTATTATTAAAATGGTGCTTAACAAATACGTCAATTAAGACAGATGAAAATGAAAATATACGTCCAGTAAAAGGACTTAGTCAAAAGCAGCGGATCGATGGAGCAGTCAGCTTGCTGATCGCATACGTTGTGCTACAAGAAAACTACAGTGACTATATGGCGATGGTGTAAACGTCAAAGCTGAAAGGCGGTGAGTGAATGAAGAAAGAAAAGCGCAGCATTTGGGACAAGCTGTTTGGCGTAGAGCCAGCACCAATCAAAAATGAGACACAATTTCAGTTGATGAATGGATTTATTCCTTCTTTTCATGCGTTCGGAAACGATCCGTACGCATCAGACATTGTACGCGGCGCAATACACGCTATCTCCTCAAATACGGCAAAGCTAAAGCCAAAGCACATCCGACGTAAAGATGGCGAAATTGAGCATGTAAGCGGGCATATTGAGCGTCTGCTTACATTGCGACCAAATCAATTCATGAGCGCCTATGATTTTATTTATAAGATCGTTACGCAATTGTATTTACACAATAATGCATTTGTTTATATTAATTATGGGTCAGATGGTCGGATCGAAGGGTTTTATCCAGTTGATGCATCTAGCATGGAGCTCGTCGAATCCGGTTCTGTCTTGTATGTAAAGTTTCAATTTGCAAACGGAAAAAAACTGGCATCTGAATACGAAAACTTTATTCATTTACGGCGGTTTTTCGCGAAGTCTGATATGTTCGGTGAAAACAACGAAGCGATGCTGCCAACACTTGAATTAATCAAGACGACCGATGAAGGTATTGTTAACGCCGTGAAATCATCGGCTTTTTTGCGTGGTTTGTTAAAGTTCCAAGCGATGTTAAAAGGTGAGGATTTGAAAAAGAACCGTGACTCATTCGTCCAAGACTATCTGGATGTGACAAACAACGGTGGGATTGCAGCGATCGATAGCAAAGCCGACTATATCGAATTGAAAAATGATCCGAAAATGGTAGACAGTAAGCAGATGGAAGCCATTGAGCTAAAGGTTTATAAATACTTTGGCATTAACAAAGAGATTGTCACCAGCTCTTACACCGAAGATCAATGGAATGCGTTTTACGAATCGGTTATTGAGCCGATCGCTATTCAATTGAGTCTGGAATTTTCTCATAAGCTTTTCACGGATCGAGAGCAAGGGTTTGGAAATGAAATTATTTTCGAAGCGAATCGCCTACAGTACGCATCCAACGTAACGAAAATCAATATGGTCCGTGATTTGATGCCACTTGGCATACTTTCGAAAAATGAGGCCCGTGAAATCTTTAATCTATCTTCGATTGAAGGCGGCGATGAATTCGTACAGACATTAAATGTTGTGAATGCCGCGAAAGCGGACCAGTATCAGAACGTTAATAAAGGGTCTGATCCACCGAAAGGAGGTGAGACGAATGACGAAGAAGTTGATGGAGACGGTGACTGAACTACGCGATATGCCTAGTTTGTCCGTTGAAATTCGGGAAGAAGCCGGCGGTTCTGCAACGGTGGCCGGGTACGCCGTGAAATGGGAAATGAAGTCTCACCCACTTGGATGGGATTCTTTCCGTGAGCAGTTTAGACGTGGCGCCTTTACCGAATCACTCGGAAAGGACAATCAATTTGCTTTATGGTCACATGACACTCGGACAATATTAGGAAGCAAGGATAATGGGACGCTTCGCCTTTACGAAGATGACATCGGTTTGCGTTTCGAACTGGATCTTCCAGATACACCGAATGGACAAAATGCATACGGTGCAATTAAACGAGGCGATGTAAAAGGCGTGTCGTTTGGTTTTCGTGCAAAAAAACAGGAATGGGATGAACGAGATCCGGATAATATCATCCGAACAATCACGCAGGCCGATTTATTTGAAATTAGCCCTGTTGCATTTCCTGCTTATCCAGATAGCGGCGTAGCGGCTCGAAGTAATGATCCATTCCAACAATACCTGAATGAAAGAAAGCAGGCACAGGAAGCGGAATTGCGCCAGCGATTAATTGCCTTCACATATTTATAAAAATTTAAGGAGTGACACTGATGAATAAACGATTGAAAGAAATTTTGCAGCGGAAACAAGAAATCCGTACTGCGTTGCAAGGGGACGAACAAATAGATTTAAAAGCTATGGAAGAGGAACTGCGTGGGCTTGATGAAGAGCAGAAAGAAATTGAAAAGCGCCAGGAAATTGCAAAAGGAATTGCTACAGGTGAAATTGAGGGGCGTGAAATTCCCAATCCACTTCATGACGACGGTGAAAAAAAACCTGAAATCCGCTCAATGAAATGGGACGCGGCTATCGAGACAGAGGAGTATCGAACAGCTTGGGCAAAAGATATGATAGGGCAGTCATTGAGTGATGAAGAACGCGAAACGCTTGATCGAGTGAATGACGAATATCGTGCATTCACTCATAACACGACAAACACTCAAATTTTAATTCCGAAAACAATTGCTGCAGGTATTTGGAAACGTGCGGAAGAACAGTATCCTTTATGGGCAGACGTTCGCAAATTGCGTGTAACTGGCAATCTAACAATGATTAAATCTGACAACAATTCCGTTAATGCTAAATGGTATGACGAACCTACAATCGTTGATACAGATCAACTTGGTTTCGGTCAGCTTGAATTGACAGGCTGCGAGCTTGCAAAAGCCATCCAAGTTACGTGGAAACTTCGTAAAATGGCACTTCCGGAATTCGAAGCATACATCACGCGTGAAATCGGAGATCGTATGGGTATTTCCCTTTCTACAGCGGTTTATGTGGGGAAAGGAAAGCCAGGTGTTGGTGATACATTCAAACCGGAACCGCGCGGAATCAAAACGGTTCTTTCTGCAGAGGCATCTACACCGCAAATCAAAGAGTATGTTGTTGCAGATGGCGTGAAATTCACGGATCTTACAGGTGTTATGGCAGCGATCCACTCATCTTATGTGAATGGTGCAACCATTTATGCAAACAATGCAACGATTTGGAATTTGCTTGCGAATATTGTGGATGGTCAAGGGCGTCCGATGTTTATGGCTGATGTAATGGCTGGCGGCGTTGGTCGCATTTTCGGTCGTACGATCAAAGCTGACGCATCTATTCCAGAAGGTGAAATCCTTGTCGGTAATGTAAACGCGGGCTACCTTGCGAACATTAATGAAGACATTACAATGTATCGTGAAGAGCATGTGCGTGAGCGCCTAACTGACTATATGGGTTATGCGATTGTGGATGGTGATGTAGTTGATTCGAAAGCGTTCGTTATCTTGCAAGCTGAATAAGGTGGCGATTGATTATGTTGGATGATGTGAAGCTTGCGCTGCGTATTTCGAACACCGCATTTGATAGCGAAATTAATGATTTAATATCGGCAGCAGAAGCAGATTTGCGAATAGCGGGAGTGCATTTTGAGAGTAGTTCGGGCGATGCTTTAATCAAACGAGCTGTCATCACATATTGTAAAGCCAATTTTGGTTATGACAATCCGGATGCCGACAGGTTCAAAGATTCTTATATTATGCTCAAGCAACATTTAAGCCTGGCAGGTGATTATCGTGAGTCGATGGTCTGAAGTTATTAAATTTGTAAAAGTCGAACAGACCACTGATGATGATGGTTTTCCTGTCACAACAGAAACGGTTGGCGACAATGTATTCGCTAATAAAAAATCAGTCCGAAGTGCGGAATTTTATCAGGCTGCACAACAGGGATTTGAATTACAAGTTATGTTTGAAGTCCGTTCTATCGATTATAACGATGAACGGATTTTGCTTTGGTGTGAAAAGAAATATGAAATTGTCCGTACCTATGAAAAAACTGACATCATAGAATTAGTTTGCAGGATATTTGATGGGGTGAGAGCATGAACCTTGATGGCATGGATCAACTCATCTCAAGGATTAATCGGTTAGCGAATGCAGATCAATATAAGGCGCGGGCGCTTGATAAGGCAGCAGAGCACATGCAGCAGAAAATTGCCGAAAATACGCCGAGGTCGGCAAGAAATAAAAATCATGCTGCAGACAACGTGATCGTCACAAAAGTGGGTGATAGGCGTTTAATTGGATACGACAAAGATAACTTTTACATGCAGATGCTTGAGTTAGGTACATCAAAAATAACGGCCCGGCCCACTGTAGCGCCAACGTTTGAAAATGAAATTGATCGTGCGAAAAGAATTATGACTGAAGAAATACAGAGGGGGCTGGGGCTGTGAACAAAGTGGTTATTGATGCATTGAAAAATGTTGGCGCTCCGGTCTCATTTCAAGAATATACAGGATCGGCAACTACTTATATTACGTTCTTTTTTTACAATGAAAAAGGCGTATTTCACGCAGAAAATGAAGAACTAGCAACCGGACATAGTTTGCAAGTGGATATTTGGTCAACTGGTAATTATTCAAGTTTAGTAAAAGAGGTAAAAACTCGTATGAATGCAACGGGATTTACCCGAACATTTGCAGCAGATTTATATGAAGAACCATCGGGATCTACACAAAAAGCAAGAATATTTCATAAAGCTTTAAGATTCCGATACACAGAATTTGTTTAACTAATATTTATAAAAAACAATTAAGGGAGCGATAGAATATGTCAGTATCAATTGGCTTAAAAGACTTACATGTAGCAAAATTACTTACAGATAAAAAAGGTGTCGGTGCAACATATGATACTCCAGTCAGTTTAGGTCGAGCTATTTCAGGGACTATTACACCGGCGACTAATATGGCTGTGCTTTATGCAGATGACGGCCCTGCAGAAACAGGGTCATCAATTGGTGGTATCGAAGTAGCGTTTAACATTGATGATTTAACGACTGAAATTCAAATGCTACTTCTAGGCAATGAAAAGGATACAAAAGGCGGAGTTGTCTCTAAAACGACAGATGAAGCGCCATACGTTGCAGTTGGTTATGAAATCACGCGTAATGACGGAAAATCACATTTTGTATGGCTTTATAAGGGTATGTTCCAGGAGACAGAAGCAAATCATCAAACAAAAGGCGAGAACGTTGAGTTTCAAACACCTACATTAACAGGTCGCTTTATTAAGCGTGACTTTGATGACGCATGGAAATATACATTCCGGAGCGGGGACACTGGCGCTGACGCGGCGTTAGCAGGTAACTTTTTTGATGAAGTTGTGGATCCTGTAGTTACAGCTCCTTAAACACTTGAAACTTACAAAAGCGGGCTGTATAGGTCCGCTTTTTTTATCATTTTCCGACAGAAGACTCCCTCTTCAATCGTGTGAA